CCCCTGAACCGCAAGTAAGGAGAACCTAATGCTCGTTCGACTTTGCAAGCGACGCGGTGAATATCCGTCAGGGGCTTTCGTTGATCTGCCAAAGGCAGAGGCGGAGAGCCTCATCGGCTTTGGCTTGGCTGAGGCTGTTGCAGATGTCGACGCAGAAGCACCAACGCGGCTCGTAGAGCGTGCCGCAGTCAAGACAAGCACCAAGACAGCCACCCTGCCTACAGCGACCGCCACCGTCGCTCCTGAAGGTGAGTAAGTGGCAACGATTATCCACTCGCAGGTCACGGTAGGCACCGAGCCAGTACTCATTGCGACTGGGCTTGTCGGCGCTTCTCACATCTACCTACACTCTCCCACCGGCGGAAACACCGTCTTTATCGGCAATAGCACTGTGACCACCTCTAACGGCTTCGAGTTGCCAAAGAATGAAATGCACGAGGTATGGCTGCCAGAGACTGACAAGTTGTATGCGGTGGTAGCATCAAGCACGCAAGTGCTATTCGTCCTACACACAGGAGGCCGCTAAATGTCGTACGCAACACTGGCGCAGTTCAAGGCTGCGGTTGGCATTACGGACTCGACCGATGACGCTGCGCTCCAGAATGTGCTGGACGCAACCGACACGCTGATCGATCTCTACTGCGACCGCAAGACAGGATTCGGCACCGCAACCGAGACGCGCTACTACACCGCTGAAGCCTATGACTATGTGCTGACCGATGATCTCGTGAGCGTCACGACGCTGACCACTGACGATCTTGAGGACGGCACCTACTCAACGACTTGGACTGCCAACACAGACTTCCAGCTCACGCCAAAGAACTACGCGCTCGACGGCTTGCCATACACCGGCATCAGCCGCAGCAACGCCTTCACTAAGAACTTCCCTAAGAACATCTTTCTTGGCGTGAAGGTGGTCGGCGTGTTCGGATTTCCTGGAGGCGCTCCAGCCGCCGTCGTTCAAGCTGCCATCATCCAGGCAGGCGCTGTGTGGAACAGCCGCACCGCGCCGTTCGGCGTGATCGGATCTGCTGACCTTGGCGGCATCCTGCGAATGAGCCGCGCCCTGCACCCAGAGGCCGCGTTGCTCGTTGAGCCGTACCGCAAGCGCGGTGGCTTGGCGGTATGACCGACCTCACGATCCTTGACGCAATCGCCACGCGAGTAGAGGCCGCGACAGACCCTGCTGGGTACACCCTCCGCAAGTGCTACGCCACTCCGCCGGAGTCACTCCCAATCACACCGTGCGCGGTGCTCTTCCCAGGTGGCGACCAGATCACCATCGGCAACGGCAACCGCACCACGGTGCTGACGGTCAATATCGTCATCTACCTGCTACCGATCCCACGGATGGATGAGAAGTACCGTGACCTCTACACTTGGCGAGCGTGGCTACGCACCGTGTTTGATGGGGCTGTGACCATTAGTGGAAACGCGGCGCAGGTGGCAGTCACCGGTACTACACTCGGCACAGATACTTACGCCGATCAGGACTACCTGACGGTTCAGGCAACTGCGGAAGTCACGGTCTTTGACACCGTGGCGTTCACCGCGTAGAGCAAGGAGATACGAGATGCCAACCTTCGGCGCAAAGGCTCTGACGCGAATCGCTACTGCGTCGCAGGCCGCATTCGGAACCGCAGCTTCAATCGGCACCGCCACCGGCGAGATCCTCTTCAACGAGACAGTCGGCTCGCTCGACCTGGGCGTGACCGTTGACCTTGGCGAGACCGTATCCGTTGGCAAGCGCACTGCCATTCAGGCGAGCCAGCCAACCATCACCGGCAAGGCTCCAATCATCACCATCGCTGAGGGTCCTGCTTCGATGCGAACCCTGCCGCTGATGTTCGATGCCATCGGCGCAACGACTGCTGGGACGGCTTCGCCATACACCTGGACTTGGTCGCCAACACAGGGCGATGTCGACACGCTCGTGTTCTACTCCTTCCTTGTTGAGGATGGCGTGCAGAAGTTCCTCGTATCAAACGCAGCGCCGACAGAGATTACTTTGTCCGCAGACGCCACAGGTCTCCTGCAGGCTGGTGCAACCTTCGCGGCTACGACGGCTGCGACTTCGGCGCTTGCCTTCCCAACCGCGATTCCTGCTAACCCATTCTTGGCTGGGCGCTTGATGAAGCTCAGCACCGACACGAACTTCCCTGACAAGGCTGGTTCAGGGGCGACCGACTACGCCTCTATCTTCAACTTCAACCTGTCGATCACGACAGGAGTTGGGATGGTCACGGCGCTCGATGGCAGCCTGACGGCCGCTACGGCTGCGCTGACCGGTGTGCTTGATGCAACGCTGACCTTCACGGTGGCGAGCAACGCAGCTGCTACGACCTCATTCCCAATCAGCGACATCGCCACGCAGAAGTACCTGCGCCTCTACGGCACGACTGCCGATAACTACGGTGTCTGGATTCTTGGCTCGTGGGAAGTGGAGAATGTCGTGCCACTTTCAGCGGATCAGGACGGCGTGGTGGTCAACGAAGTCACCTGCCGCCTGGCATACGATGTGACCGCAGGCAAGAGCCTTGAGGTCATCATCGACTCGCCGCTGGCAACAGCGCCATAAAGCACAGCGCCTAGGGCGCTAGTAGGAGGATCAATATGGACACGGTGAAGATCACCCTAGAGGGTGAGTACGCAGGCTGGACGGCTGAGCTGCGAAAGCAAGTCTCTGCGCGCATCCTGCTCGACTTGGAGTCAGGCGAAGCGTCACGAGCGCTCGCAGCGTTTGCCAAGCTGGTGGTCACGCATAACTTCAAGGGGCTTGATGGCAAGCCTTGTCAGGATGTGTTGGACGCACCAGTAGACGCACTCTCGCAGACGCTTGAGGCGTGGGGTAAGGCGAACCAGCCGGACCCCAAGTAAGGCTCGCCGCCAGGCGGATGGCGATTGGACAATCTATCTCGCCTCCGCCGGAGATCATCTTCCACCTCTTAGGCGAAAAGTTTGGGATGTGGCCAGATGAGGTAGCGAGCCTGCCGATAGATCAGGTGCTACTTGCGTGGATGATTCACGCAGAGATGCAGCCGAAAGGGAAGTGATGCGAGCCGCGATTGTCGTAGACGGTCAGTTCGATCGGAACTTTGATCAGCTGCGGCTTGGCTTCCTCAAGGGTTCCAACCCTTCAGCATTCAAGCGCTTGGCTTCATTCGCTACCCTGAACGCTGCGCGCACCTTGCAAAAGCCAATGCGCGACAAGGCTCCGCGCGGCGCAACCGGCAACCTTCGCAAGAAGGTGCTGGCGCGCAAGGCGAGATTCAACAATCCTGCCGCTGTGGTCGGTATCAAGGGTGGCCGCAAGGGTGTGTTCTACGGCTATCTCGTAGTCGGTGGGCAAGGTCAACGCCGCACCACACAGAACGGCACCTTCGTTGTCAAGGGCGTGAAGGCACGACCGTTTGTTGACGAAGTGGTCAAGAAGCAATCAAACATCAATCGAGCGGTAGAGTCATACAGTAAGACGGTGGCTGCGTTCTTCAACGATCAGCCATTCCGCAACACCATCCTGAAGTTCAAGAGAGGTAATCAACGCTGATGGCTGCAAACCAGACCGCTAACTTCGTCGTCAAGGCGAAGGACTCCGCATCAGGTCCTCTTGGAAAGATCGGCACCTCGATGGGCAAGCTGCGCCGCGTCGGCTTCAGCGCATTCAAGGGCATTGCCGCTGGCGCTGCTGTTGCCGGAGCCGCACTGGCTGGGCTTGCATTCACCGCAGTCAAGTCCGCTGCTGACGATGAGCGCCAGACGATCCTGCTGAACGCTGTGCTAAAGCAGCGCGGTCTACTCACAGAAGGTCTGACAAAGCAGATTGACAAGCAGATCATCGCTATGGGTGCGCTGGGCATTACCGATGACCAGGTGCGTGCCGGTATCGAAGTAGGGTCACGATTCTTCGACAGCCGCAATATGCTACTCAAGGCGAATGCTGTCGCGGCCGACATTGCTGCCGTCACAGGCACTGACCTTGCAGAAGTTATGACCATCATCGGCAAGGCAACTCAGGGTCAGACGAGAGGTCTGAAGGCGCTCGGCATCCAGGTCTCCAAGAACGCCACCTTAGAGGAGATCCTCACGGCCGCGACAGAAAAGTACGGCGGCACCGCCGCAGAGATCGCTAACTCAACGAGCGGCAAGTTCGCTCGATCTCAGGTTCGATTCAACGAGACGCTGGAAGAGCTTGGCTACCGCCTGCTACCAACAGTCAACAAGGTGATGGACTTCCTCGCCAAAGAGGCTCTGCCAGCATTCGAAGCAATCGTCCGCACAGTTGGTCCAGTGCTTGACGATCTGATCACCAACTATGTAGCACCTCTGGTGCGTTCCTTTGGCGAGCTGTTTGCGATCTTTGAGGAGGGTGACATCAACCTGCTTGTGGTTGCGCTCACGCCGCTCAAGATCTTCCTAGAGGCACTGAAGATCACCGTTGATGCGATTGTCTTTGGACTCAGGACCCTCTTCTCCGCGCAGGCAAACCTGGGTGCAGCAGGTACAACCTCTGCCGGATACTCGCCGTACCTTGCCAACGCAGTCGCCGCTGGAACCTTTGTTCCACCAATGGGAGGCGGAGCAACCACCAACAACATCTTCATCGGCACAGGCAAGGTGGACACCGTCGTGACTGACTCGATCAACCGAACAGGCACCTTCAAGCGCGGTCGCTAAATGGCAAACCCATTCAGCCTCATCGTGGCTGGCGTTGACAGCGGCGCGAACCTTCTTGACCTACCAGCTCCAAGCGCTACGACCACGCCGTATGTCGATCTTGGCAGCCTGTCGCTCACGCTCTCAGGCGACGGCAACGGTGGCTCAATGACCTTTGATGTGATTGAGACCAAGACTCCAGTGGCAGGACCGTGGTGGCGCTCTGGCGCAGTCCACGACAATGCGCGCGTCCAGTTCTTTGACAGCCGCTACAGCGCGACCACGCCAATCTTCCTTGGCTATGTGACCGGCATTGATGCGCGGATGCTGGAGAACGGCCTTGGCTCGCGCGCAACCGTCAGCGTTGAGGATGCAGACGGCTGGCTGCAAAAGACCATCATCCGCAACGGCAAGACAGGCATCCGCGCTACCTCATTCGTGGACTCGTTCACCCTTGGCACTAGCACAAGCACTGACCGCGACATCATCAACGGCTTGCTCACTCGCGTGAACACGCAGGTCAACGACTCGACCACACGCGAGATTCTCAACACCGCCGTGATCAGCGGCTCCACGCGAGCCATCTACACAGGCTCCGCGCAGACCATCGGCAAGCAGACCTTCAAGGCATCCACGCTGCAAAGCGCTTTGGATCAGGTCGCTGAGGCAGCAGGCGGCATCGCTGACATTCAGTACCGCTACTGGGTTGATACCGATGGGCGACTGAACTACGGACCAAAGGAGGTTGCTCCGACCTATGCAACCGCTCCGGCAGAGATCGTCACCGATCCTGCAAGCGTGCAAGTTGGCAGCACAACCACTGCAACGCGCCTACTGGCGCGCGATCTCACCGTCAATCTTGACCACTCGGACATCGTCAAGGGCATCTTTGTGCAGGCTGACTCGACCTATGCGCGATACGACAGCAACCAGACCTTCCCAACGGCTCCAACCAACGACCCATACTTCCGCACCTACACAGGCACCTATAGCCGCAACGGCGCTGGTCTTGCGAGCCGCAGCGGTCCTCTGGCGCACGAAGTGTTCAGCGCGCCAAAGATCGTCGCCAAGGCCGATCGCGGCGCAACCATCGGCGCTCTCGCTCGCGCCACGATGGTGACGCGCGGCAAGCCAGTACGCAGCGTCTCGTTCACCGTTGCCGGCGCTGATCTCGCGCAGACATCTGCGCCAGATTGGGAGTACGGCTACAGCCAAGGCTATCCAGTCGCAGCTGCTACGCCCTACACACTCGTGAAGGCGTGGCTCCCTGGGCAGTATGTGAAGCTCACCGCTCCAGCACTCGACCTCTCTGCCGCTATTCTGTACATCCCCACCGTGACGATGACCTTCGCTGAAGGTGGCGGCACCTACCAAGTTCAGTATCAGATTCAGGCGGACTTCCGCCGTCAGTATCTAAAGGGGCTGCGCGGCCTCATTGCAGGAGAGTAGAGATGGGTAAGTACGGCACAAACCTAGAAGGCTTCGGCGGCTTTGAGGGCGGCGTCAATGCCGACAAGGGCGCACCGCTCGTCAGCACATCGAGCGACGGCGAGACCGCGCTGCTCTTTGGTCCAGCTGCGCTGCGAGAGATTCAGGCTGGTGTGGCGAATGGCGACTTTGCCATTCCGCCAGATGCTGCTGGGGATGCGATTAGCGAGAGCAACCCACTGCCCTACTTCACAGCCCAGGACTTCGGCAATGGCAGAATCACCGCAGCCATTGCAGATGCCACTCTTGCCGCAGGGCAACAAGTTCTGCGCTTCACTATGACAAACGCTGTCAATAACGACTACTTCTTCATTGACCGCTTTGTCTCTATCCCAACTTCGGAGGCTCGATCCTTCGGCAACCAGCCAAGGTTTGCCGTCTCTGCTGCTACCTCATCAGCAAACTATCGCCTGTACATTGCGTCTCAGTACTATGAAGCAGACCTAACAACGACTGCAAGTGCCTTGCGAGAAGGCGTTGTCACTGGTTCAACAATCGCAACCTCACTGGCTGCATTGTCCAACGCTGGTGTTGAGTACCAGTCAAACACAAACGGCACTGGCAACGCACCTGCTGATGCTGCCTTCCTTTGGATCAGGGTCGGAGTACAGGTGACTGGCAATGTCACAGCAGCAACGCTTGACCTTTCTGAGATTCGCATTGACCGATCGCAGATTCAATATCTTGTGACGGATCAAAGTCTGCCTGACCTATACGGCCCTGCTTCGCTTTATCTTTTCTCAGGCAATCTGTTCTTGAGCAATGGCGGCATCGTAGGCTCAGAGCCAAAGTTGATCCTTGGCGCTGCCTCAGGAGACATCAGTCTGGATGCTACGACCCAAGGCAAGACAATCACGCTCACGAGCGCATCTCGAACTGGTAGCACCGTCACCATCGTGACCACGAGCGCGCACGCTTTCGCCAATGGCTATGAAGTAGTCGTCGCTGGTATCACAGGCGCGGCCGGTACAACAATGAACGGCACATTTATCGTCACAGTGACCAACTCAACGACCTTCACCTACACCGCAGCTGGCACGGCTGGCGCTGGAACGGTCACTGGCGCAACGGTCAAGAGTGGCCCAGGCTCAGGAATCATCTACCTCAAGCCAGCTGCGACCGCCGCAGGCCGAGTGCAGGTTGATGGCGATCTAGTGATTGACGGCGCTAACTCCGAGTATGTTGCTCGCATCACTGCTACTGCGGCGCAATCGCTCACCAATAACACGCTGGCAAAAATCACCTTCAACACCGCAAGCAGCACGCCAAACATTGACTCCTACGATCCACAAGGATGGTTCGATGACGCCAACGACAGGATCGTGATTGGGCAGGATGGCTTCTACAACATCACCGCAAATGTCGGCTTTGCCACCAACACAACAAGTCGGCGACTCGTGCAAATCCAAGTGAACGGCGCTGACCGTGGGTCCGTACAAGTCACCGCATCGGCGGCATCCACGACACTGCTAAGTGTCTCAACCAATGTCTACCTAGTAGCAACAGACTATGTCGAAGTTCACGCCTTGCAGCAGTCAGGCGGAGCGCTGAACACAGTGTCCGTCACTGGTGTGTATCCAGTCCTAAGCGTCGGAAGGATTGGCGCGTGATGGACGCTGAGCTACAGGCACTAGAGAATGCGCTAGCGGCGTGTGCCGTTCACGGCTGGCAGGTCACCCTGCTCGATCAGATTGACGGCGTGTGGACTGCCCAGGCTTCAGACAACATCTTCGCCGAGCCACTCGCCACCGGCACAGGCGCGACGCGCACGGCCGCGCTGCTGGCGCTGACCGCTGAAGTGGAGGCACGATGACCCCACGCCAGATTGACCAACTGATCGAGCGGCTGGACTCTCACTCCGCCAAGCTAGATGAGGTGCGCTCGGACTTGGACAGGATCAAAGGAGGATTGGTTGTGGGTGGTGCGCTGATGTTCAGCGTGCTAGTTCCAATCATCGCAGTACTACTCAGCAAGTGAAGCGCGCCGCGTTCCCACTCTTGGGGATCATCTTCAGCACGCTCATCTTTCTGCCCATCGTGCGCGCTGAGGATCTGCCGCAGCAGGGCGTGACGATGACCGTCTACCCAGAGATGTCGTGGCCGTTTGAGCCGTGGGTCACGCCACCGACAAGCGAGCCGTGCTACTCCGCCGTCGTGCCAAACATCGACTACGACTGGGGTGGCGCTCCACCGGCAGAGGGCTGCCCAGGCGACTTCTTCGTGATCAACTTCACAGGGTGGCTGACCGTGCCAGAGAGCGGCCAGTGGGAGTTCCTCAACTGGAGCGACGATGGCTGGCGGATGACGCTAGACGGCGTGCTGACGCTTGATGACTGGAACTTCCACGGCTGCGGCGGTCACTGGTCTGGACCGAATGAGGGCTACTCGCAGCTCGTCGCAGGTCAGTCCTACGCGCTCGATATCTGGATGTTCGAGTGGGGCGGTGGCGCGTGTGCGCGTCTCTGGTACGGCGCACCAACTCTCGGCTACGGCGTTGTGCCAACTGAGTGGCTGACTACTAGCGCGCTACCAACTCCAGAGCCATCGCCATCGATTGAGCCGTCACCTGAACCATCTCCGAGTGTTGAACCAAGTCCTGAGCCGTCGCCGAGCGAAGAGCCGTCGCCGTCTCCAAGTCCAAGTCAGGAGCCATCCTATGAACCTTCACCAGAGCCGTCACCGACTGCCACACCCCAGCCGTCGCCCACGGCCGAGCCGTCGCCAGTTCCTACTCCGACAGTCACCCCTACTCCTACTCCCACTCCTGTACCTACTCCTGAACCATCAGTAGAACCAACACCGACTGAGACTCCGATACCTGAGCCGAGCGTGGAGCCAACGCCTTCACCATCACCGTCACCAGATAACATTGCGGAAGAAGCAGCAGCGGTCGTTGGTGAGACAATCGCCGCAGTGAGCGAAGCAGTCGGAGAGGCGGCAGCCGCAGTAGCGGAGACCGTCACGCAGGCTGTGGAAGCCATCGCCAATCTCGGCAAGGATCTCTCTCCGGTCGAGAAAGAGAAGGCTGCACCAGTCGCCATCGCCATCATCGTCGGTCAGGTAGCCAGTGCGGCCGTCGCCGCAGCATCGACCGCCAGTGCAGCAGCTGCAAGCGCAGCGAGAAAGGCAAGCAAGTGATCAAGCGGATTATCGTTGACCTAGTAGGCGGAGCCTGGACAATCCTAGGCTTGCTCTTCGCTGTGGTTGTTCTGCCAGAGGGCGACACGCAGTCCACGATGGCGGCGCTATTCGGTGGGCTGACATTGATCTGGCTTATCACTGGACCACTTAGGTGGATGGAGGAATAATGAGCGCAACAGATCACATCGAGCAGATCCACGAGCAGGGTTGGACGCGGATCAATACCGCGCCAGGTGAGTGGGTGGCACTCGTCCTGAACACCGAGAACAGCGCATTCGGTGGCACGCTCTGGAAGCAGGGCGAAGATGGCAACGACTACTCAGAGGGCTGCACAGAGGGATTTCCTGTCAGCGCCGCTCTGGACTTTGACGCAGCCGGTCGAGCAATCGCCGTGCTGATCAAGAAGGAGAACGCAGCGTGAAGTACAAGGTCAAGTCGCAGCTCTACAGCGATGCAGAGGCGCAACTCAAGGGCGCGAAGCAGATCCTAGATGACTGCACCTGGTCATCCTGCGCGGCCGCAGTCTCGTGGGCTTCTGGCTACACGGTCGACTACAGCGCCGCTCAGGGCGTGGAGGCAATGAAGAAGGTCACTGGCCGCAAGGATGTGCAGGGCAAGTCAGATAATGGCGGCTCTCTCGCTGAGGCTGCCAAGGTCATCGCCCACCTAGGCGGCAAGGCTCGCTATGCGAAGTCGTGGGAGGACGCAGTCGCCGCCGCCAAGGGTGGCGCTGCACTGATGGTCTGGGTGCAGCAAGCAGTCGATTACCCAGCAGGCGTGAAGATCAGCGCGTGGCACGACCGTTGGCACAAGTGGTGGAGCAAGCAACAGCCAGCAAAGATTGGCGCAGGCTACGGC